CTTCCTTTCTCCCGTAAGGGAGAGAGAAAGAGGGGCCTTAGCAACAGTAGTCAGTTGCGGGGTCTTCCGATAGCAGTAGTGCCAGTGGCACATGCTCCTGGCTTCATCAACTAGGAGAAGTGACATGAAACACTACGTAAAGCGATTGGATGACGTCCTCCTCACGCACTTCGGCCTTAGGACTTACCCTGATAAAGGGTTGCCTGAGGATCTAAGTTCGTGCGGTAACGTCGGCCAGGAACAGCTAAAGCTGGACTTGGTAGAGCCTCAACCTCTTGATCTCGAAGAGGATCACGGGTCGTTCTATATTCGTCGTTGTCCGCTTGCGGATTACGACTTTATATGTCCTGACTCGTGCTTCGAGTATCAATGTTGTCAGTTTAAGGAGCCTGACTAGCTCACCTTCCGAATCAGCAGTTCACGTTAATCTTATGAAGGAAGTATTTATGGATCTGTTCAAGAAGACCATGGTTGTGTGCGCCGCCATCGGTATCTTTGGTAGTGGCGCATACACTGTGGTCTCAGGAGTAGATTCCAATCTTACTTCTAAGATTAATGCTGTACAAGCGGCCCAAAAGGCTGTGAACGTCAAAGTTGACGAAGCTGTGGGCAATGTCAATAACCCGTGACACGTCGTTATCCTTCCCAGCTCGACAGACCTCCGTTCTTTCCAGGTCAGATGGCTACGTAGAAGTCTGGACACCGCCGATTACTAGAGTAGTAACGTCGGTGCGTCAGAGGACTGGTAGTAGTCTGCCTGGTTGGAAGAAGGTCATCGATGCTGGTGGGAATGCGACGACGTCTATGCAGGCCGTAAAAGATACGGCCGAGGCTATTGACATGAAGGCCAAAGTTACTAGTTTCCAAAGTACCTTTGGTGGCAATACTTGGACCTATGAGAACACGGGTAGCCTGCCTCTTTGGAGTCAGGACTACACGAGAAACTCTATAGAACCAACTGCCGACCCAGCTTTTGCTGACAACCTAGCACGTGCTAAGTTTTACAAGAAACTCCGAGAGATTCAGGTTCAGTTCTCTGGACCTACGTTTCTTGGGGAATTACGTGAAACAGTGCACATGTTACGCAGGCCAGCTAGTGCTCTTTATTCCAAAGCCGGTGGGTATTTAAGCGCGTTAAGTAAAGCAAAACGCGCCGACCCTAAGCATTGGTTGAAGACTGCTAGTGGGCTCTGGCTGGAGCATTCCTTTGGTTGGCTGCCTCTCATCAATGATGTTGAGGATGCAGCCAAGGCCTATCGTCGTTTAACGACCACTCGACGGAAGAAGATTATCTCTGCCGGCGGTGCAGCTTACTACGATTTCAGTAGACAGCTGGATGGGACATTTGGCGGTAACATCAATCGAAGATGGTATAATGGCTGTTTCTTTTACACAGACACATACCTCAAGAATGAAGTTATCGTTAGATACAAAGGAGCTGTTGTTGCTACAGCAGAAGCGACTCAGTGGGATAATTGGGCTTTATTTGGTTTTACACCCAGTGAATTCCTACCCACTGCATGGGAGTTACTCCCATGGTCGTTTCTCGTTGATTACTTCACCAATATTGGTGATATCGTTAGCTCAAGTGTGACCTGTTACTCTAACGTGGCGTATGCTAATCGTTCAGTAATTACTAAATCCGATTACTATGGATTTCTTAACCTGGACGCTCAGCAGACCGGCACGTTGCAGCCTAACTCGGTCCTTACAAGTGCTAGCAGTAATCAAGGTTATTTTCGTTTTACGCGCAAACGCGTTCTGAGAGACGCTGGTGGAGGCGTTCCATTGCCAACCCTGCAACTCTCGTTTGACCTTTCAAATGGGCAACTACTTAACGTTGCTGCATTGTTGGGCCAGGCTCGCGCTTTGCATCCTCAAACCACCCCCAAAGGCTATCGCCCATTTCGGCGATAACGAGGGCGTACTAGGAACAATATGTCATTTACTCTAACTTCGCCTATTACAGGCACCGCGCAGACTGGACTGACTGGTCCGACCTATACACTGCTCAGCGATCTGGCTCCCGATAACAACGGGAAACAAGTTGCTGTATCAGCGTTAGGTGGAACACAGACTGGCGTAACCGTGCACAGTGTTGCCTCCCCTTTCACTATTACCTTTGTGCGGCCTAAGGTCTTCCGTAGCCTTGGAAAGCCTAATCCGACGACGGGACT